AAACCCACCCCTTCAGCGAATGCTTTGCTGGCCAGCCGTGCACTAACTGACGCCATCGGCAGGCTCTCGCCATGCTTTTGAAGCACCCGGCGCGAGAGGCCTTCCGTCACAGGTAAGCCTTCTTGTACGGCTTTGGTCACAGAGCGGGCCAGGTCGTCCAGCGTTTGGAGGTTTTCATGCACAGACTTGCGGCCATCCTTGGAGACGCTTTCAGCCACCCTCAGAGACTCGACCCAGCGCAGGACATAAGCGATCAGGTCATAGTAGGTGCCAGCAAACCCGAGCGACTCCGTCTTTTGCAGCGCGACTTGAAGCCGCCGGGTTTCTGCAAGGGACACGGTTTCGCTCAGACGCTTGCCGTGCTGGCGGTTTGACACCTCCACCCAAGCCAGCGTGGCAGCCACCGCCACCACATAAACAGCGGGGTAGGCCGTGAGCCAAGACTTGCCTGCACTGGCACTGGACCACGTGAAACTGGCGCTGGCCCAGGTGTAGCGCGGGCCTTGGGATTCGTCCACGGTGACCGTCTCGGGCATGGCGATCAGCTCATGGTGAAGGTGAAGACTGCGGTCAGGCTGTCATCCGCTCCCTTGTTCACCACCGGAAACACCACCCTGTCGAGCATGATGCCGCCCGATGCAGCATTGAACACCCCGGCTTCCGTGATCGCCCCTGTACCGTCACCCGCTGGAAAGTCCGCTGTGAAGCTGAAGGCTTTGGTGCCAACCGTATGCGCATAAGTGGCGGCGTTTCGGTCGAGTTCGGAGACCAGGGTCGACTGGCTAGCCGCAGCCGCCGTGGGGCCTGTGCCTAAAGCAATGAAACCCATGACCGAGGGGCGGCTGGCTGATTTGCCAATCGCGTCGGCGATGAAATCAAAGCCAACGTTCACGATGATGTTGTCCTTGTGAACGGTTTCGATGTCGCCACTGGCGCGGCGAACAATGAGGGTCATCGCCCCCTGCAACTGCATGGTTTCGTCAATCATGTGGTGCCTGAAAGTAGGTTTTTGGAAAGTGAAGTGATGAAAAAAATAGTGCCTACCCTTTCGAGTGCGGCACCTGTGATGACTGTGCTGAATCTGCAAAAGAGGGCAACAAAGCGGGCAATAAAGAGGTCAGTAAAACGGGCAGCAAAACGGACAATTCCCCGGATCAATAAAGCCTCAAGCTTGTGAACCCACCCACGGGCTCAAGCCCAGCACTGGCCGAGCGAACATCAGCGCCCATCCTGGCGACAAAGAGACGGCGCTCTGTGGGGGTCTGGCACACCCCCAGGCAGATTCGATCGGATGCCTCAAGCTCAAACGCCAGCGCAACGCGTCTGGACAAGTGGTCTTCCAAAAAGAACGCTTGCGCTTGGGCGTCATAGCCCAACAGCAATGCGCTGCCTGGACTTGTCGCCTTCCAGATCACGCAGGTGGTGACCTCTTGTGGGATGAACCAAAACGAGGTGTGGAAGACCTGCGGAATGTTCACACCCCAGGTCACCTGGGTGGTGTCCTTGACCATGAGCCCATCGCCATAGCGGCCGTCTGCGTAACTGACGCCTGCCGACTGGCTGGGTATCAGGTTGCCGATGCCCGCCACCGAGCCACTGAGCCGCCAACCGTAGAGCTCACCGGCTTGCAAGGCATCCTGGCGTGCCATCTGGATGCGGGCATCCACATTGGCGATCGCGCCGTCGTAGGTCCATTGCCGCCGGGCGGCATCACCGCTCCAGACGAAGTCAGCTTCTTGCCATGTGGTGCGGTCATCGACCGAAGCACCCAGGCTGCTGAGCAGCGTGTTTTGCGCTCTGATGGGCGAGACCAGATCCAGCTCAAACAGGTATTCGGCCACTCGCGCGCCAGTGTTCATGCGAAGCACATCGCGCCCATTGACCGTGACCACTGAAGCGAAGTGCTTGGTGCCAGCAAAGCCTCCAGCCTGTTCATCGCGCTCAAGGATCAGATTGGCGTTTTGAGGCTGGGCCACCACGGTCGAGACGAAGATGGGCGTGTCGCTGTAGATGCCGGGTGAGGCGATCGCCTTGATCCAGAACTTGCGCTCACCGTCAAAGCCCGAAGGCAATGTGTAGCTTGTGGATTTGACCTTCGCCACAAATAGCGATGCATCCCAGGCCGCGCCTTCTCGCAGCTCGTAGCCCACCACCTCAGGCTCGGGGTTGGGTTGCCAGCGAAACTCCAGCCGGTTGGCAGACTGCACCACATCGAACTGGCGAACTGTGGCCGGAGTCAACAAGGTCAACACGAAAGTGGTGACATGCGCGCTGTAGTGGCCCGAGGTGTCGTAGGCACGGATGTGGTACGGGAACTGCCCGGCCGCATCCTGGTCGTGGACCATCTGCGTGCCCGAGGTTGTAGCCACCAGTTGGGCGTCGTCCCAGCCGGGCCCAACCCTCACCTCGTAGCCAGCCAAGTCGGCATCGGGCAGTTCGTCCCAGCTCAGCAGCAAATCGGTCATGCGGCGCTGGACCGTAAAGCCGGTCACATCCGACGGTGGCAGTGTCTTGCCCAGCACCGTAGCGCTGAGTGTGGCGGGAGCACTCTCCTTTCGGGTGATGCCGATGGCTCTTAAGCTGAACTCGTAAGCGCCCTCCTGCGCATCGCGAATTTCAATGTAATTGGCACTGGTCAGTGGCAAGCTCACGAAGTTGCCGCCCGCCACTCGGTAAGACAGTCGATAGGCGATGGCCGTTGGCACTTCTGCCCAGGACAGTTGCACCAGCACCTGAGCCCGGTCTTTGACCCGGTACAGGCGCTCTTGCATGATGAGGCCCGTCGGGAGGGCTGGCGTGTCCGACAACACCGTGATGGCGCGCGGCTGCAGCGCCAGCCCCTCTTCAATGGCGGCGTACTTGTCCGGGTTGTGGGCCAGCGCCGTGACCTCATGCACACCAGGTTCGGTCTCAGCCACCGAGACCACCCGGAACAGTTGCGGCTCAATGATCGATGAAGCCAGCACCCAGATGGCATCGGTTTGCGGTGCCATGCTGAAGGGAATGGTCACCGTGAGCGTTCGGCCAGCATTTACGTCACCGCTGGGTTCGGCGAAGGTTGCACCCACCAGGCGCTCTTGCACGGTACCGTTTGGCAAGATGACCGAGAGCCGCCAAGGCAAGTCGGCTGGCAATTCTTGGTCCAGAGTGACGGTGGTGGTGGTAGCCGCTGCGATGCGTCCTCCCAAGCGCATGCCACCGCGAGTCGGATCGGCCACCTGGATGACATCTCCTGGGCGCACCACAGCACCTTCCAGGCCTGTGCGGAAGGTGATGATTTCTGACTCGGACTGCTCGGAGTACAGCAACCACTTGCCCACCCGATTGGCCTGGCCGCGCGAAGTGCAACCCATGGCCACCACATCGGCTTGCACCACGCCGTAGCGCGCGATGCCTGCAACGTCCTCGACGTATTCCACCTTCTGACGGTAAAAATCCTCCGGATCGATCCAACTGACCAGGGCCACGGTGTGGCGCGCCTTGGCAGATGAGCCTTGGTAGGCGAACTCGCCGTCGATGACGTTGGCGGCGGTGAACTGGTAGACCGGGTCATGCGGCGCGTCCTGCGTGACCGTGATGGCACCACCCGACCAATAGGCCATGCCCCGAAACACCGAGGCCATGTCCTGCACCACCTTGTAGGCCTGCTCACGGGTCTGCAGGTAAAGGTTACAAGTGAAGCGGGGCTCATACCCGCCCAGACCATCGGGCACCAGCTCGTCACAGTAGCGGGCTACCCGGTACAGCGCCCATTTGTCAACCTGGGACTCAGGGATGAAATGACCAAGGCCATAGCGGGTGTTGGTGACCAGATCGTAAAAGCACCACGCCGGGTTGTCGGTCCAAGCCACTTTGAAAGTGCCATCCCAGATTCCGGTGTATGACCGGGTTTCAGGGACGTAGTTGGAGGGCACCCGCACGCGCAGGAGCTTCAAGTCATAGCTGCGCCTGGGAATGGCGTTGAACTGCGAAGCATCCACACGCAGGGCCATCAAGGCGCTGTTGGGATAGCGCAGCTTGCTCTCGACGACCTCGGTGTACGAGTCCAAAAACGTCTTGTTTTGCAGGCTGCTCTGGCCAGCGTCTTCGGTGAGCCTGCGCAGACGCACGTCCCAAGGGCCAGTGCCTGACAGCGGCACGTAATAGCTGCGCTGGTAGCGCGAGGTGGTTTTGCCTGAGACCGTATCGGCGAGCACCTGCACAAACCCGGAGCCCGCCGACTGCAAGTCGATCGCGTAGCTGACCGATGTGCCATTCAGATCGCCGTTGGTCGTGTCCTGCAAAGTCAGCGCGGGCATACTCACTTTGAGGCGAACAGCGTCCACGTCGGGGTCTGTGATGGAGCGCACGACCGGATGGACGAACTTGCACTCCACACCCACCGAAACCTCGCTTTCTACCGAGGCAAAGCCGAGGATGTAGCCTTGCTGCTGGGTGCCCGGGCGGCTCTCGAGCGTCACTCCAGAAAAGTTGTAGCTGCCATCGGCATTCTGGATAGGCGTGTCGTCCAGAAAAACCGACTGTAGGCCGTTCACCAGCC